CGAACTTGAATAGCCGCCGTGTTTTCTCCGACCGTCGATGTTAAGCCGGTTATTTTTTCCGATAAGGCTTTGTCTCCCTCTGCGACTGTTTTGCTCAATTCCGTGATATTGCTATTAGTGGTATCAGTTTTAGAATTAAGTTGGGTAATCTTTTGCGCTGTAGCTTCATTATCTTTTGCTACGGTTTCGCGGAACTCAGTTAAATCTGAGCTTGTTTTATCCGTCTGCGTTTTTAACTGAGTAACTGCCGTTGCTCTTGCCTCTGTTTCATCCGCGACAAGTTGCTGGGTTTCGATTATTTCCGCCTTACGGTCGCCGTTCTGCACCATCCAGCGGCGCACATCGGCATCATTTGCCAGCGCATTCTGTATTGCAGCATCAGCTGCGGATTGAAGCTGAGCATTCGAATCAACTAGATTTTTGTCGATCTCTTTAAATACCTCAGACTCCTCAATGCCTTTTTTAACTTCATCAGCAATCCAATCAACATCCGTGCTGGATTCCCCTAAAACCCACTCAATCCAGTCCCCCTGATTCCCCGTCTTATCTACCAATCGAGCGCGATAGAAGAAAGACTGTCCTGCTTTCAGGCCCATCTGCTGATAGCTGCGCTGAGGATACGGAATATCAGATAGAAGCATGGCTCCGTCTTCAGCGTTTTTATCGTTGTACTGAATCTCAGTTTTAAGGGTATCTTCAGCTCCTTCAGGAAAATTCCACGAAAGCTGTATGCCAAAAACTAGCGGATCAGTTTTGAAACCAACCGGCTGCGGCGGCTTCCCTTCTTTACCCTTAAGTTCAGTTTCTAACGAGCTAGCCCATAGCGATGAAATATCACTGGCGTTGATAGCACGAACGCGCACCAAATAACGACCTGCGTAAATACCGGGAACCTCGAAGCCCAGTGCCGACGTGCGCGGGACTGATACCCAGTTACCGTTATCTTTTCGCCACTCAGCCTCATAAGCGATCGCATTCTTCACCGCGTTCCACGTTGCGCGCATCGTGGTAACGGCTATTCCCTGATTGATGCTTGAGTAGCTGGTAATAAGAACATTTTCTGGCGCAACCTGAACACCCGGTGGAATAACAGAAATGGGGCGATCGTCTATACGTGCGCCGGTATCAATCCGCGCATATTTGTCCGGGTCATGGTAAGCCCCAACGATGGTGTAGGTGTTGTCGTTGTTGTCTGCCACACTCACAACGCGGTAGAGCTGCACGGCAAGTTCATCAGCATCAACTGCCCATACTGATTCGGCCTGCGGAGTTTCGCTGTAGTTTGTTGTTACAGTGACGAGGCGACCATTTACCGACTGCACCGTTCTGGCCTGACTGATACCAGAAGGTAAATTAACGATCAGACGGTCACCGCTCTTAATATCTGGCTCGCGGTCGAGGCGAACATTTCTCCCTTCAACGCTGCTAATACGGCCTCCCATGACTCGCCCTGAGAGCATCTGATCGGCAACGCCAATAATATGCCCCGGAAACGGGATTAAACCATCGAGTCCCACGGAAAACTCAACCGTTCGATCTTGGCTATTACTCAATAATGCCCAGCGGCCACGGCGATTAGCTTCGCTTTGACGCGTACAACCAATGGCCGTGATCTCCGTCTGGTTCACCCCATAACGGCGTACCAATGCATTTTCGAACACTGACTCAACCGCGTCGGCATAATGATTGGCAGGGTCTGACCATCCCACCATGGCTGTGGTGTACCGCGTGCGTTCGCTCGAGGCTGAGTAGGCAAACTTCCCATTGATAACGTTGGCGCGCGTGTAGGTGTAATCCAAGTCTCGCGGCATATCTGCCAGTGTCACTATCTGGTTTTGCCCGTAACAGGTCATACCGCGGAAAATAGCAGCAAAATCTGTCAGAACGGTCCACGCATCTTCACGCGACTGAATGTACACATCACACTTAAAGCGTGGCTCCATACCATCCGCGCCACGTCCATCGGGTACCAGTTGATCACAATACTGCGCAATACGATAAAGCTCAGATTCATCCACCTGCGTGGAGTCAATGCGTTGGCCTAATCCGTAACGATCAGAGATCAAGATGTCATAGAACACCCATGCTGGGTTATCAGTCCATGCCCACTTGAACCCGCCCGTCCAGACACCAGAGTATTGCCGCGTGACCGGATCATAATTATCCGGCACTCTGACAATCATCATCTTGGGTCGGCATGTTACTTTAGGGATGTTTTGAAACTGCTTAGCGTTAAATTCCACATAGAGCAGCGCTGTGTTTGGATAGCGTAATTTGGCATCGATAACTTCAGTGTAAGCCTCAACATTCATCGTGTCGGCAATACGACCGCTATTAGCGTTGGCTGTGAGACGGCGAACACGCAACTGCCAGCCGGTTGTCGCTGTGGGTAAGTCAATACGGTGGCTGCGCTCATAAAGCGTTGTCGTTTTACCATCAACCGCAGATTTGAGCACCTCGCGATATGCGCCACCGTCCGTGGCCACATCGATAGCGTATTCAATTTTGTAGCCGTTCACATCGCCGTTATCTTTTTGCTGCTGCAATGCAGGCCAGCCAAACCGCAAACGCACTGCAGATAACTGAGTATTGTTAACCGCACGCACCCACGGCGCCGAGCTCTTAAGTTCGGTACCGATGGTGATTTCATTCTCAACAGCAGGAACGCCTTTGATATATTCCTGCGATTGGGTACCGGGACGAAATTCCCAACTTACCCCCTCGAAATTCGAGCTACCGTCCTCATTAGTGAGCGGCGTTCCATCTAGGAAGATATTGGTACCATCAAGGCCACCAGCCCATTCCCCCTCACCCAATGCGAGCAATATTTTGGCAATGGCCATCGACTGGATACTATCGGGTGATTCAACCGGTGTATGCCCACTACCACCGCCACCTTTCTGGCCTTTAATCTCGTTTATCATATTTCACCCATAAAAAAACCCGCCGTAGCGGGTCTTGTGAATTGATATGTTTATTGCTGGTCTTCGGTATATATCCCAGCGGAAATAACTGCACCGCCGATCTCCCGTTCACCATAACCGATGGCAACCGGATTACCCTGAGCGGTACTGTTAACAGGACCACCAAAGGCATAGCTGGGTTTATTGTCTGGATCTTGTCGCATTCGAATGCCAGCCTGTTGGGGCGATAGCATTTGAACGACACCGCCGAGAGCTAGTGACATCCCCGTCATAGCTAGACCAGTTGATAGGGGTCCCCACGCTGCAATTATGGCTCCACCGGTCCAAAATGCCGCAGCTATCAATGCTGCACCCAAAATTGTCTGGAAAAGTCCACCGCGCTTATTGCCTATAATTATCGGGAGAATATGAATATCTTCATTTCCCTTAGTCATTTCTATCTCATCTAACCCAATATTTCTTTTCCCTACAAATATAGAAAAAGTCAGCCCCATTTTATGTGCTGTTAGCAAATAACTCTCAAATTTTGGGATTAAATTTTTCGCAGCTCTGAGCATTGCTGGCACATCCCGCGCACGATATTCAAAACTCTTTCCAAAGTATGAAATTAATGAACCATGCATAACTAATCTTCTTACTGGAACATCTATATATGACATGCCATCACCATAATAAAAAAACCGCCAATCGGCGGCTTTATATAAATTGACGGATTTAACACTTCACTTGAGCATGAAGTGTCCTAACAAATGTATTCGAATACTCTGAGTCTACAACTTTACAACCCGACACTTTTTCAATTGCACTGACTTGAGCTCTTTTTAGCTTAAGAGCATCGTAACCAAACGACTCTCCACCGAAGGCCTCATAAGAATCCGGGTCAACTTGGCTAATAACGTTGATTTCATATCCATCAACATTCACAACCTTACGAGACGGATCAGAAACTTTACCAACATATGTGGATGAGCACCCCGTTATAGTTAATGCGGAGAAAAATAAAACCATTTTTAATTTTTTCATTCATCATTCCTAGCTTTTCGCATGCAACTTAAAAGTGAAATAAGTCTCTTACTGCTTAATTACTTTTAGACATTTCTCAAGTCTAGCCTCAAATGAATCTGAAAGATTTTTTGGCAACTCACTTTTTATCTTGTTTATCTCAGGAGCATAAGTCACCATAATTGTTCCGGCAGAATGTTTCTCCATGGAGTTGTTCAATTTAATAGCGTAAGAGTTAACTACAGACTCGTTGAGAATATAGTTTTGCAATCTATCCTTTGTTATGAATGAACTTGCCACAAATTCACCGTCAAATTCCGTGTCTCTTATACTATCCCCACTACTCAAAGAAGGCATAGCTATGTCACTACCGCAATGCTTACATTTTATTGCTTCAGATTTAATAAGCTCTGCACAGTATGGGCATTTTTTCATACCATTATTAATACCATTTTCTTCTATCTGTCTAATATCTGGCTTAATCAGCAGAACATGAACTATGGCGACGATAAATAAAGCAGCCCCATATAACCACCACAAACCAAATGATCTTCCTTTTTCGCGAGCAATTAACGCAGGAATTAAACCTAATAATACCGCAATCACTAATATTAAAATTTCCACATTTGTCATCCTCAAAGGCTTTATCTGCACATCATAGCAAATATTGGATATGTGAAAACTACTAAATCAGACAGAATTGACTGAACTAAATTCCTTAGTGAAAGCTGTACCTCATCATAATAAAAGATTATGCCTAACAATTTTCACAGTTCGATCTTTCCAATATCCCCCGTAGGGAACGCGCTGACTCAACATTCCGTACATATGATGCAATAGCATCCCATCATCTAGCAGAATACCGGCATGATTCGCAACCAGCGCGGAGACCTGCATTATCACCATATCGCCCGGTCTAGGTGGGCCGCTAAACTCACGAAAACCGCATTCGTACCAATTATCCAGATAGAGGTTTTCACACCCTGACTCCCACCACGGATAATCAACACGGTAATCATTCAGCACAATGCCATGCGTTTGCCGGAAGTAACTCATAACCAGCCCCCAGCAATCGGTATGCCCTAATACAAACGCACGCCCCACCAGCGGCAACTCCCCACGCGGCATCACTGTGCGCAAGTCCCCTTCAGGATAACTCACGATATGCCACGGCATTGCCATAGCGTCACATTGTGCCTTATCCAGCTCACTCGGCTGCGTGGTGGCATCGGGATGACTATGCACAATCCCCGTTACGGTTCCCCATTCTTCTGCTGCAATATAATCCTCCGGAGATAAATGAAACTGTTCCGTGGGATTTTCCGCGATATTACGGCAGGGAAAGTAGCGCTCCACGCGCGATTTTTGCGCCACCACGCCACAACATTCAGCCGGATAAACCTCTGCGGCATGGGCCACGATAGCCTGTATCGTTTTCTCTCTCATACTATTGCCTTATCAGTGCTGCACCCGAAAAGCCGCCAAACGGCACCGGATTGTTTTCACCATGCCGCTTTTGACAATCGCTGAGTAACCCACCGCATTTATCCTGACTCGGATCATCAACCGGCTGCCCATTCTCATCAAAGTAGCGCGTGCCCGCGTAATCACACCCTTTACCCGTTCGGTACCAACCGCGTGAGCACCATGTACACAGCGAGTGGATCTGGCGCGTCGGTATTTGCAGGCCACGTAAATCAGCAGGGCTCGCCAGCTCAAACTCAACGGTTTCATCGTTTTCGAGTGACTTACGGTCAATATAGTAAACCTGCTTTTTTTCCTGCTCGGGATCGGCGGTGGGGTTGCCTTCGGGGAAGTTCTTAGCATCGAGGTAGTGAACCATCGTGTCATGGATTGTCACTTTGGCCTGTGCCATATCATCAAAGCGCAGACATAACGCCGTGATAAGCCCATCAATATTGGACACGCTCAGCGTCGGCTGCGCGGCCTGTCCATCCGTGGACATTTCCAGCCCCTCAACCTGCACCGCCCATGGGCCATACTCATTCCCCTGCCACCAGATAGATTTCGCGGGCAGCTTGTTTTCATCACCACCGGCTGCGATTAGCTCCTTTTCTGAGTAGGGAAGCGTACAACTGTGAAACCGCAACACATCGGCACCAAAGGCCGAACCATCAACCTCAAAAAGCCGGACTTTATCGCCCGGCTCTAACTTCTGAATATCTGCGTTAATCATGGATGAAATGCCTGTATGAAAGTGGCGGAAAGCGAGTAATTGCCACCGCCCAGCGCGTTCGGCTTGTACTGCTCACAACGGTAAAGCCCCAAGGGAGATAACGGCGGTTTCCATTGAAAAGAAGTTCTACCAGCATGCCGATCGAGGAACCCCGCGATCGCTGAGATATAAGCCTCACTTCCCACAAAATTAAGATCCCAATTCTGGGCACGAAAGTTAATACCATCCCCCGCAACCTGCACGTACCCGTCCCCGAACTGCGCTTTACGTATTCGGAAAGTTGCATCCGCTGCCGCGTTGGTGCGTGGGCTCCACTGAAATGTTTCGATAGCCATCAGCGCCCCTTTATCGCTCGTTGAATAGTTCCACCCGGTCGCAGGTCCCGATCGCGCAATGTGCGGTATCGCTGATCGACATAACGACCAATATCAGCCCCAAACTGCTCATAGCCCACCGTGGCTTGGGTCGCCGTATTCCCTGAGCCATCGATATTGATAGTGACCTGCGGCGCAGCGCTCATGGCTTGCTGATTTGCCCCAACCATGCGAACACCGAGCGAACCATCAGCGCCACGCTTGAGCGGCATAATGGCTTCCGGCCCCGCCTC